TGCAAAACAGCTCAAGTGGTCCAGGCGTACCGTGATTAGATCCCTGGACGAATTGGAACGGGCCAAATGGATTGCTCGTAAAAGATTACCGAGCAGTTGTATGTATTATGTTAAGGAACAGCTCTTAACTGATGTGTCACCCGTGGCAGATATTAATAGAGTACTTAATACTAATACTACTAATAATACTACTAAGAATACTAAAGTAAGAGTGCCAGATATGGCATATATCGGAAAGCGTCTATCCAGGGGGTATAAGATGAAAGTACAAGAGCCAAACACCCCACTCAAAACGACAAAAGCGGAGCAGGACAGGAAAAATAAATTCCTGGAATCAATGGACAAGTATGACCGTGCCAAGTGGTGGGCTGCCTATATGGACGGTAAAATCAAACCCCCCAAAGGCTTCAAGATATGACCATCACGTCTGTACAAATTATTGATATGTTTGAAAAGGCTAACGATGTTGAAAAAAAATTACCACCAGCAATCAAAAACGGTATGGCCTCTATGCGGTTTGATGTTGTCAACGATGCAACAGAACACGCCGCCTGGCATAAAGCTAAACCCAGGTTTATTGCTACCGCCAACGAGATTGCAATTTTTGAATATGTGTTATTTTATTTAAACCCTATGCTTAGCCAGGAAGAACGTAAATTGGTCTGGGCTAGATCCATTAGAGTGCCTTGGCATTATATCGGCAGCAATATATTAAAATGCAGCCGCCACACTGCAAAAAAACGATACCTGGAAGTCATAAGAATGTTAAGAATGAGAATATTGATTAGTGAAGAGCTTACAAAAAAGCTGCCAAGGATATGACACCCCTGGCAGCTCTTGTTTATTAAATTAGGTTATCTCCTTTCTTCAATCTTTTTAAAATATCTAACAATCCATATTTGTTTGAGTCAAAATATTTGTCTCTTTCAATGCCCAAACCAAATGCACCTTTAATGCTTTTTAATTCTGCTAAAGTCACATAGCCCAGCTCAGGCATACCCATACCAAGATCGCAAACACCAAAAGCAATATTGTTGTCATCAAGCTCAGACAGGTACCACCTGGACTGTCCAGTTGGATCAAAAAATTTAACAACAGCATTGAAACTCTTGCTGCCATCTTGCGCAGCAGAATTGGCCCTTAACTTTTTCTCGATTGGTTTAGTTAATAGTTTCATATAACACCTCCCATATTTTTTTTGATCATATCAATTGCAGCTGCCTTGCTCACTACTTGCCAGGCAAACTCTCTGTTCTTTGTTAATTCGTCACAATAGCCGACTCTCCAGCCGCCGTGGCCATCATTTTCACAATAGCCATATTCAAAACCAACAACAGGTTTTTTAACTTTTCTTTCTGTTCTGTAAGTTGACGGTGAATCAGTAGCCCCGTGTCGATAACCATAAGGCAATTTTATAAATTTAATTTTTTTCATTGTACCCCCTATATTAAATTTATGTGTTGAAGATAAGCAATGCTGCCGCAGAAAACTAGCAGCAGCACGTTAAACCAGACTTTGTCAGATAGCTCCTGGATTTTTTTAGGCAGTAAATCAATCACGCTGCAACCTCATACTTATTAAAATCGTCAGACTGATATAAGTATTGAGCATCACTGAGCAACGAGACAACCAGGGCAGAGAATTGGCCATACTTGCTGACAATGTGATTGCCTAGATTGTCATTGATTACTGCAGCCAGTTGTTTTTTGCTGTATCTATTACCCTCAGCAGCTACTGACCTGACAGAGTTTCTCATAAGATTGTTATAAGTCACAATGTCCATATCCTGGACCGACTCTGATTTTTTGCAAAGGCAGTCATAAACTGAAATGTAATATGACTTGGTATTTTTAGAATATGAAAATCTTATTTCATAATTTACTGACTTGTCGTCATCTAAGTAAACAAACAATGAATATGATCTCTCTCCAAATCTACCGTAAAGTGTTGATATTTTTTCCATATTTGTTTTTCCTTTCTGTACATTTATAACCTTAATGACCTTTTTGGACATTGTCAACCCCACACACACATTTTTTTTAATTTTTTTTTATTAGACAATTTTGACCGAATAAACTAACAAATATTATATAATCAGCAAATCATTATGCCAGGACGACCAAGCAAAAAAGTTGCCTGTGAGAGTATGACCAGGAGAAGCAATTATACTGTCCAGTGCAAAGCAAAAGGTTATTTGATGAAGTCTGGTTTTTATCGTTGCAAAAATCACGGAGGATACAGCACAGGCCCAACGAGTGAGGAGGGAAAAATAAAAGCCCTTCGCAATCTTGTGAGTATGAAAAATAAAACCAATGATGAAATTAGAGAAATACTCAGACAGAATACTAGAGCAGCTACAGTTAGGAACGCCCCTGACGAAGATTGCCAAGCAAAAGGATATGCCAGGACTGACAACAATATACAAATGGGCCAGAGATAACAAAGAATTTGCAGCAGACTTGCAGGACGCAAGAAAGACGGGAGCAGCTACCTGGCTTGATAGATGCTTAGAGTTATTAGAACAGAAAGACATACCACCAAATCAATTGGGTTTCTTACGTGAGCAGATGCACCATTACAGGTGGCTTGCTAGTAAATTAATCAGTGTTTATGGTGACAAGTCAGAAGTAAAACAGACAGGAGAAAGCACAATCAAAGTTATGTGGGAGTCGGATATTCCCAGCTCTTCACATCAAACGCACGCTCTCGCACACGGGGGAGGAGTTCAGGAGCAGCTGGACAACCCAGTCAAACAAATACAGCCTGAAAAATAAGAGTATAACTGGCGTGTGTGTGGTATTTATATCTACACAGGCGTATTTTTTGGCAGTTTTTTGCAGCTCGACCCCACCCAGGACGGGGTGCCGTTTTGTTATATATATATATAGGACTTGAGTACGCACGATGACAGACAAACCAGATGTAAAAGCAGCAGTCTATTTTGATCAATTGCAGCGTAAAGTTGTTGTTGAGATAGGCGTTTTTGAAGATGATGACGACGCCAAAGCTGCGTGTGATTTTATTATAAATTTATTAGATTTGCATAAGACCAGTATACCGTTTGAGGCAACGGTGCATTAATGCAGGTTATAAAAATACCGTATTCACCAAGGCCACAACAAAGGGTTTTGCACGAGGCGTTGCAAAAATACCGATTTGCCGTTTGTGTGATGCATAGACGAGGCGGTAAAACAATATTTTCGATTAATCATTTAATCAAAGAGGCGTTAACAACACAGCACAAAGACTTTAGAGGTGCATTTTTTTGTCCGACACGAGTACAGGCAAAGCAAGTTGCTTGGGACTATGTCAAAGAATACTCCAGGATGATACCTGGTATGAAATATAACGAGACTGAGCTTAGGGCAGACTTCCCGAACGGCGCAAGAATATCTTTGTTTGGCTCAGAGAATATAGATGCTGCCCGTGGATTACGGCTGGATCTAGTGGTCAACGACGAATATGCACAAATGGACAGCAGAATGTTTAGTGAGGTGCAGCGTCCAGCAATTGCTGATAGACAAGGCAAGGTAATATTTATAGGTACCCCGAACGGGATGGATGCCTTTTACCATTTATACGAGGATGCCAAAAGCAATCCTGAATGGTTTACCTGTTTGTTTAAGGCAAGTGATACAAAACTATTGCCTCAAGAAGAGTTAGACTCTGCTAAAAAACTGATGACAGATGATCAGTACCAGCAAGAGTTTGAGGTAAGTTTCACAGCAAACCGCAGTGGAGCTATATACTCTAAATTTATCGAAAAAATGGAAGAGGAGAAAAGAATTGGACTATATCCGTATGATGTGGGATTCCCTGTTGACGTCTATTTCGACTTGGGTATCTCCGATAAAACGTGTCTTTTATTCACTCAAACAATTGGTAGAGGATTATTCGTCATTGACTGTTATGATAATAGCAATTATGGCCTTGATCATTATGCTGCAGTTATAAAAGATAAAAATTATTTTATAAGAAATTACATTTTCCCGCACGATGTTGCGGTAAGGGAAATGTCAACTGGACACTCTAGGCAAGAATATGCGTATCAATTAGGTATGCGGCCAATAAAAATTTGTCCAAAGCTGCCTATAGAAGATGGGCTGCACTCAGGACAGATGCTGTTGTCAAAAACATATATTGACCGTGAAAAATGCAAACCGTTTTTAGATGCAATGAAATGGTATCATAGAAAGTTTATGGATAAGGACAGAACATACTCTAGGCCCGTTCACGACTGGAGCAGTCATTATGCAGATTGCTGGAGGTATGTGGCAGTAGCACACCAGGAATTAGATTTAAATCAGCTGCGACCACCGCAAAAAGTGGCTGCAGGTCTAAATTACAACCCGTTAGGAGATTAATATGGGATTTTTGAAACCAAAACCGATAATTATGCCAGTGGCAGCACAGGCACCGCCACGTCCAGCCCCGACACCACCACCAGCGTCAATAGAAGCTGAGTATAAAGATAGTGAGGGCAACACAACAACAGCTAAGGCTGAGGCAGAAAAAAAGGTTAAAATGAAAAAAGCAGGACTAACTAAAAATATTTTAACAGGTCCACAAGGCTTAACGGACGACGCCGATATTTATACACCAACATTATTAGGATAATTGGATATAAAGGAAACACAGGACCATAAGGACCTGTATAATTTTTTAATAAAAAATAAATTTGTTTTTTTGGATGATCACGAAGATATTCTTGAATATGCAAAAATATATAAATTTATAAAAAACAACGACACAGCTGGATACGTTTGGCTGTATCAATTAAAACCAAAAGAATATATGGTGCATCTATATATTCACGACGACTACAAAGGCAAAACCTTAACACGTTTTGTTGTAAACAAATTCTACGAGATGACGGCACAATATGCTAATTCATTAATTGCTGACCCAATTGATAAAAATCTCATTGAATTATACAAACGAATTGGATGGCAACAAACATCAAGCCATTCATCAAAAATTAAATTACCATACCAATGGAGGACCAAAAATGGGAGCAATAAGAAAAATAGCAAAAAAAGCATTTAAAAAAATAATACCAACACCAAGTGTGGTTGAACCAGCGGCACCACCACCAGCGGCCCCTGCACCTGCACCAGCACCTGCACCAGTGGCAGTATCTGCACCAGCACCTAAACCCGCACCAGCACCCGCAACGAAACCAGCTGCACCAGCTGCAATGGCAAAAGCGGAGCCAACTGAAAAAGAAAAAACGGTTGCACTCAAGAAAAAAGGATTTAAAGGTTTAGCAAAGACAGGGCCTAAAGGAATATTAGGTGACCCGATTTTGTATAAGCCAACATTACTGGGTTAATGTATCAATCAAATACTATGTTGTCAGCTCCGTTTAACACGATGAAAATATCAGCTGCAACAGATATGACTAAGTCTTTAAAACCGAAAAAAAAACAAGGTAGAATTTTTACTGAAATGAATAATCTATATGGATTAAATTCATTGCGCCAGGGTAAAAAAACATTAATAGGTTATTAATATGAAAGCAACCGAGCTTACAAAACAATTCGATAAATTAAAATCTTCAAGAGCAAACTGGGAATCACACTGGCAAGAAGTGGCTGATTATTGTTTGCCTAGGAGAGCCGATGTGACAAAATCTAGGAGCAAGGGTGATAAAAGGACAGAATTTATTTTTGATGGTACAGCACTTCACGCACTAGAATTGTTATCATCATCTCTACACTCAATGCTTACAAACTCAGCAACCCCCTGGTTTGATATGCGATTTAAGGATGAGTCTTTTAGACAAGACGAAGCCGCACTTGAGTGGCTAGAAACATCTACACGGACAATGTATATGGCGTTTGCCCGTTCAAATTTTCAGCAAGAAGTTCACGAGGTCTATAGTGATTTAGTGGCTTTTGGTACGGCTTGTATGCTGATTGAACCTGATGACGAAAATGTTATCAGATTTAACACACGACATATCAAAGAAGTTTACGCTGCAGAAAATCACAAAGGCATTGTAGATACAGTTCACCGTGAATTTAAAATGACAGCACTAGCTGCTTTTAAAAAATTTGGTGACAAGCTGCCAAAAGTAATTCTTAAAAAAGTAAATGATCATCCGTACGAAGAGGTGACGCTACATCACTGTGTAAAACCAAACGATAATTTTAATAAGTATAGACTTGATAATAAATCGATGGCGTTTGCATCTATTTACTATCACAAAGACGAGAACCAAATAATATCTGTAAGCGGATACAATGAGTTTCCATACATTGTCCCAAGATACTTAAAATCATCAAGTGAGGTGTATGGCAGATCACCATCAATGACAGCATTGCCTGATATTAAAATGTTAAACAAGATGGCAGAAACTACAATCAAAGCTGCTCAAAAAATGGTTGATCCACCATTGCTCGTACCAGACGATAGTTTTATCTTGCCTGTAAGAACACAGCCAGGAGGATTAAATTTTTATAGATCAGGTTCACGAGATAGAATTGAACCTTTAAACATCGGAGCTAACACGCCCGTTGGTTTGAATTTAGAGGAGCAAAGGCGTAAATCAATACAGCAAGTTTATTTTATTGATCAACTTATATCAGAACAAAACCAGCGTATGACTGCAACAGAAGTTATGCAACGGAATGAAGAAAAAATGAGATTGTTAGCACCTGTACTTGGTCGACTACAAGCGGAAATGCTACGTCCTTTGATTGATCGTGTATTTAATATTTTATTAAGAGAGAAAAAATTACCTGAACCGCCTGAACAATTACAAGGTCAAACTATCGATATAGAGTATGTATCACCACTAGCAAGGTCACAACGACAAGGTGATGTTCAGGCAATATTACGTACTATGGAGATGATAGCACCACTCAGTGATCGTTTACCTGTGATGGATCACATAGACCCTGATATGTTAGTGAAACATATAACAGATGTATTGGGCGTTCCAAGAAAAGTTCTAAGATCGGATCAAGAAATAGAAGATATTAGAAAATCAAGAGCTGAACAAGAACAAGCGGCTATGCAGCAACAAGAGTTAATGCAAAATGCACAAGCGGCAGGTCAAGCAGCTCCAATGGCAGAAGTGCTACAGAAAGGAGAGTAGATGGATGAAAAAGAAAAAGCCAAAATACTAAAACAAATTATAACTGATTATAAAATGGTTTTTGGATCTAAAGAGGGCGAACGGGTCCTCGAGGATCTAAAAAGAAGGTGTCATTTTTACGCAACAACAAATGTTAAAGGTGACAGTCACGAGTCAGCTTTTTATGAGGGACAGAGAGCTGCCGTGTTATGGATTGATAATGTCCTCAAACAAAAGGAGAAATAATGTCAGAAGAATTACAGACAACTGTAGCGGAGGAGCAACAAACTCCCACGCAATCTGCAACGACAACTGAAACACCAGCTAGGTTTATTGATGGCTTAGCTGAAGAAATTAGAAACGAACCGTCTTTGCAAAACATACAGGATGTAAACCAACTTGCTAAAGGTTATGTCCACGCACAGCGGATGGTAGGTGCAGACAAAATTGCACTGCCAAACAAACACGCAACTGAAGATGATTGGAACCAGTTTTACGGAAAACTTGGTAGACCAGATTCACCAGAGGCGTATGAGATAAATTATACAGCACCATATGAGGGTTATGAGGCAACAAACCTCCCTGGTTTTCAAGATGCTGCTTACAGAGCAGGACTTAATACAGATCAAGCACAGCTTTTGCTAGATTGGTATTCTGAATTAGAAACAGAAACATTACAGTCAAATGATGCTGCATCAGAAACACATAGACTATCAGCTGAACAAGATCTAAGGCAAGAATATGGACTTGCATATGATAAAAAATTAGCTGAGGCAAATGGTGTTTTTCAAAAATTTTTCGGTAGTGAAATGGCCCAGGTTGTATTAGAGGATGGATCATTGCTAGGTAATAATGCACAATTTATAAAAGCATTGACAAACCTTGCACAAAACTTTTCTGAAGATACAATCACAGCGGATCAACACGCTACAGGAGCTATGACGCCACAAGAAGCAAATGCAGAGATAAGCAAGCTGACTGCGCCTGGTACTGCGTATTGGGATAAATTACACCCAAACCATCAACAGGCCGTGGACGATGTTTTTAAATTAAGACAAATGGCTCACCCAGATTTAGCGGAATAATCTTTTTAAGACTCCGTTTGACAGCTGAGTATAGATCAGCCGATTAGCAATCGTAAAATGTAAGAGGACCCGAAAGGATAATTTTCTGATTTTTTTTAACTTAACATTGTAAAAAAGGAGGACTCTATGAGTTCACAAATTACAACTGCATTTGTCGAGCAGTATTCTGCTAACGTACAAATGTTGTCACAACAGATGGGATCACAACTCAGATCTGCGGTGGATGTTGAGAGTATTACAGGAAAAAATGCGTTCTTCGAACAAATTGGTTCTGTAGCAGCTGTTAAGAAAACTTCAAGACACGCTGATACGCCACAACTGGATACTCCACACGCACGTAGACGAGTAAGTCTAGATGACTATGTGTGGTCTGATCTTATCGACGATGTTGACAAAGTTAGAATGTTAATCGATCCAACTAGCTCTTACGCCAAAGCAGCCGCTGCTGCTATGAATAGAGCTATTGATGATGTTATCATTACAGCTTTGGGCGGCACTGCATTTACTGGCACTACTGGTGGAACTTCAACGGCTCTGCCAACTGCAAGTAAATTTGCAACATCAAACCAATCAGATGGTTTAACTATTGCTAAGTTATTAGCGGCTAAAAAGCGTTTTGACTTACAAAGTGTTGATCCATCAATCCCTAGATACATTGTATGTGGTCCACAACAAATTTCTGATTTGTTGGCAACTACTGAAATTAAATCTAGTGATTTTAACACAGTTAAAGCCCTAGCTCAGGGTGATGTAGACAGTTTCTTAGGATTCAAGTTTATTACATCAAACAGACTTAGCTTTGACTCAACTAACACGGATGACAGGTTATGCTTTGCCTTCACTCAAGACGCAGTAAAACTTGCTATTGGCAAGGACATTACAGCTAAAATTGACGAGAGAAACGATAAAAACTACTCGACTCAAGTTTACTACTGTATGTCAGTAGGTGCGACTAGAATGGAAGAAGTAAAAGTATTCCAAATTCCGTGCAACGAATAATAGGAGGATATTATGGCTACAGTTTATTCAGTTCAAAAAACTAAATACAACCAGAATGTACCTTCTGAAAAAATCAAAGCTAATGAGCTTGGTGGCAGAATGAGGGTTGCTTACGCACAATACGAAGCATCTTCTCTAGCATCTGGCGATGACATTGAAATGTTTATCCTGCCTGATGGTGCAAGAATATTGCACGGCTACTTAGCACACGATGCTATGGGTAGCTCCACAACACTAAGTGTTGGACACGGAGCATACAAAAATGCAGATGGTACATCTGTCGCAAAAGACGTTGATGAGTTCTATGCAGCAGCAGCTTCTACTTCAGCCCAAAAGGTGAACGTAGCAAACACTCTTGCTCTTGGATCAGGTATCGAGGTCGACGCTGATGGTGACGGTTATAACGTGACTGTGACTATGGGCGGTGCAGCAGGTACTGGCTCAATTGAATTAACAATGTTTTACGTTGTTGATTAATTAACTAGGGCGGCCTACGGGCCGCCCATTAATTAGGAGATTTATAAATGAGTGACACTCACAAAACAAAAGACGGCAGAACCGTAAAAAAAGGTTTATATTATTATATGAACAAAAGAAAAGCTGCAGGCACAAGCCGTAAAGGCAAAGGCACTGTGACTGATAAAGCCCTAGCTCAATCTGCAAAAACTGCATACGATCCAGGCAAAAAAAAGAAAACAATGGTAGGTTAGGAGATATTTATGCCACATACACCCACACACCAAAACAAAAATAAAAAAAACAAAAATAAAAATAAAAGCCTGGCAGCTATGTATGGCGATCCAAACGTAGTCACTAGAGGTGATGTTATTGCTGCAGCTATCAAAAATAAAAAGAAAAATACTTTGGTAGGTTAATGGCTAAAAAAGAACACCAAAACCCATCAGGTGGACTGAACAAAAAAGGCAGAGAATTTTATGGTGTAAAAGCACCTGTAAGCAAAGGCACTAACCCTAGACGAGTTAGTTTTGCTGCAAGATTTTCTGGTATGCAAGGTCCTTTAGAAAAAGATGGTAAACCGACAAGGTTAAAACTTGCACTGAAAAAATGGGGTTTTGGAAGTAAAGAAGCGGCAGCTAGTTTTGCTGCCAACAACAAAGCATCAAACAAAAAAAAGACACTTGTAGGTTAATATGACATCAGTAGTAGAAATTTGTAATTCAGCACTTAACAGTCTAGGTGCTTCAAACATAACAGCATTGACTGAGGACTCACGCAACGCAAGATTATGCAATCAAAGATACGAGCCAATTCGTGACGCTATTTTTAGAACGCATTATTGGAATTGTCTTGTAAAACGTGTTGAGTTAGCCGCAGACAGCACTGCTCCAGTTTACGAATACACACAACAATACACATTGCCCACTGACTGTATCAGGGTTATCCAAATAGGAGGGTTTCATAATGGATCATCTTCTATGCTTGATAACGGACAAACATATAAATTAGAGGGTAGAAAAATAGTGACAGACGAGGAAAGTGTATTTCTAACTTATCTTGCAAAAATAACTGACCCGCAGCAATATGATACTCTTCTTATTGAAACAATTGCTGCAAGATTAGCTGCAGAATTAGCTTATGCAATAACACAATCTAACACAGTTGCATCACAGCTTGACGCTATTTATAGAGATAAATTAAAAGAGGCAAGATTTGCAGACGCTACAGAGGGAACACCGTACGATATTGATGCTAGTACATTTATAAATTCGAGGTACTAATGGCAAAAACTACTTTTGGCTTTGCAAGTTTTACATCAGGTGAACTGTCACCAAGACTTGACGGGCGAATAGATTTAGAAAAATATTTTAGTGGTACAAAAACTTTAGAAAATATGGTCATACACCCACACGGAGGCGCATCTCGCAGACCTGGGACCAAGTTTGTTGCTGAAGTAAAAAACAGTGGTGATCAAACAAGACTTATACCTTTTGAGTTTTCAACGACACAAACTTATATGATGGAGTTTGGCGATCAATATATTAGATTTTTTAAAGACAACGGTATCATCACAGAAGCTGCTAAAACAATAACAGGTATTACAAAAGCTAATCCTGGCGTAGTCACTGCATCCAGCCACGGCTATTCTAACGGTGATTATGTAATTTTAAGCGGCATAGTTGGTATGACAGAATTAAACGGCAGACAATTCAAAGTTGCTGGAGTTGCTACTAACACATTTCAATTACAAGATACCGACGGCAACAATTTTGATACATCATCACTTACAACGTACGCATCAGGCGGCGAGGCATTTAGAATATATCAAATAACATCACCATACGACAAAGCTGATTTATTTGAGATTAAATATGCACAATCTGCTGATATTATGTACATCGTCCATCCTGGTTATGCTATACGTAAATTAACACGGACAGGACACACTTCCTGGACACTCAACACCGTTTCAATAACAGGCTCCCCTTCACCAGGCCTTACAGGGTCAGATAACTTTCCAAGCTCAGTGACATTTTTTGAACAAAGATTAGTTTTTGCTGGTACAAATAATAATCCGCAATCTTTATGGTTTAGCGTAGGCGGTAGTTATGAAAATTTTGCTACAGGTACTAACGCTACCGATGCTATGATCTACACAATTGCAAGTAA